AATCAACTCAATACAGAAACAAGCGAAAAACTCATCAAATATTTGGTCAAGCACCAACATTGGTCACCACTTGAAATGGTAAGTGCTTGTATTGAAATTACAACTACCCGTGACATTGCTCGTCAAATTTTACGTCACCGTAGTTTTAGTTTCCAAGAATTTAGCCAACGTTATGCTGATCCTACAAAGGATCTTGATTTTGTAACTCGTGAAGCAAGATTGCAGGATCCTAAAAATAGACAAAACAGTGTTGCTACCGAAGATGAACAACTCCAGGCAGAATGGGAACTAATTCAACAGGCAGTAATTGGTGCTGCTAAAGAAGCCTATGGATGGGCTATTGAAAATGGCATTGCTAAAGAACAAGCCCGTGCTGTATTACCAGAAGGTCTTACAGAAAGTCGTTTATACATGAATGGCACACTGCGTAGTTGGATTCACTTTATTGAATTACGTAGTGCTAACGGTACTCAGAAAGAGCACCAGGAAATAGCCGTTGCCTGTGCAAAAGCAATTGCTGCCATCTTTCCAATGGCTACTGATCTAGTTACTCAGGACGCATTGGCAACTTAACGTTAAGTTTAAACTGCTCATACAACCAGGTCCAGTCATTAATCTTACTTAATGCTTCCTGGTTGTTTTTATTTTCCGTTCCATATTTCATACCGGCATTTGCACCGGGTATTACATATTCACCAAACTTCCTATCAAGACCTTTTGTAGTCCATGCATGTAATCGTTTAGAGGTTTCATCTTGATTGCTTCGTGCAACCAGCCCACTAGATAATTTAGCTGCTTCTCTAAATCCGCTGCGCCAAGCATTCCACGGACTAGATGCAAATCGATTAACACTTGCAACTTTTGGTATAATTTTAAGTTTATTACTAAGACTTGTAGTAATATCAACTCCGTCTTTTGTTACATCAAATAGCATTTTAGGTAATAGTTTAATAGCACCATTACCATACTCTAAATCGTTTATTTCGTTGCGGCTATGCCAAATATGTACTAGATCAAAATCGTAATCTTCTACATAATAATCAAAATCAAACGTGTCCAACACTTCATTGTCTGCATCTACTATCCAAAAATAATCACTAGTAGATTTCTTTGCAGCGTCTTTATGACTCTTATATATATTTTTCTGACCGGCAATACGTTGAGCTTGGGGAAATCTAGAAGATAGTGTAATCCAATTTTCCCAACTGTTAGGTTCTTTATAAGTTAAAAAGAAAATATCATATAGCGTATCTGCTTTAATAACAAAATCATTTATGTATTTTAAATTAACAAAAAATTCTTGATAGTAATCTGTTTTAAATTCTCGGGGAACTAGATAACATTGGAATTTATTAGCATACTCCTGAAACAATTTAAACACATGGACATATTCGTCATCCCATTTTTTAGGTTCAAAATTGATCATAGAATCTAAAAATTCATAGCTCGAATCTATTAACCAGAAAAATTTTGTGTTAGTTTGTTTAATGGCTAAAGTTGCAGTATACGCTACTGACCGTGAATACTGTACAAACCTTGCATAAGGAAATTTATCCTTTAGAAGTTCTTCTTGAGATTTTTCTAATTCACCTCTATTGTAAAACACTATATCGTACATTATTCTTTATCCAAAAATCCACTACCCTTACGATACTGGTTAAGATATACTGATTTAAAAAATTTACTAGCATCAGCATCTAATTCTGCTATCTCAAGATCGAGTGCGTTTTTTAAACTATTGCCATAGGTCTTGATAGAGTCTTCAAGAGTTATATGCTCGACATCACTGTGCCACAACTTGGTCAAATAATCAAAGTCTCTAACCTGTACATAGTCCCAGTCAGTACAGTTGGTCATATAACATCCGTGACGAGCACCAAGTATTGCCCACAGACCGTTTGTTGAGTCAGCGCCAACATTGAGCCACACACGCAGACGATCTAAATTTTTCCAGTGTATTTCTTTTTTAAATTCTTTATTAGCAGTCTTAACACCGCGCTCAAGTGACATCTTTACACCTTCACGGAAGCCTGCACGCCATGCTTGAAATGGACTAGCATTATTATACACATCACTAAAACAACTATTCATTTGAATGTACTCAGCATCCCAACAAAAATCTACTTGAGCATTAGGATCATCAGCAGGTGCGTTTTCATGCGTTTTCATGTCTAATACATACTGCTTAGGCCAAAGTTTTAATCCGCCATTTCCGTACATAAGTCCGTTGACTACATTATAACCTGCCCAGCTAATAACACACTTAGACAAGTCTTTGTGTGCATCAAAATCAATTTCTTGATTTAGAAAATCTTCACGTACTGTATTATCACCATCTACTGTAACAAATCGATCAGTATCACTTAATCGAGCGCAGGCTTTATGTGCTTCATCACTACCTTTAACTCCGTGTACACGTTTTGCCCAAGGCACTTTTTTTAACAGATCTGCATAATTTTTTTCAGCGTTCGGTTCATCGTAGCTGAGATAGATAATATCGTAATCTAAAATTTTAACTGTTTGTGTCATGGTATTATATAATGTCCAACTGATGAGAAGAATTGTTTAACATACACCACTGTATTATCAATATCACCTTCTTTGTCAGAATGGTAATAAACAATTTCTCTATCTTTTTTAATCAATTCATTTATTGAAACTTTAATAGTTCTATAGATAAAATTCATGTTACGTTTGTCGATTACATAAATCTCAAGTGTAGTATTAAGGTTATATTTCTTTAATATTTCTCGCTGATCGTTACGTATTTGAAATCCCCATTTTTTAAATGTAGGATAATTTTCAATAGTAAACATACTGTCCCAGTTTGTTACTAACGGTGCTTGAGTTAAAAATACTGCCGTGATATCATCTTCGTACTTAGAAACAATTCTTGGTGTATTTTGATCAATAAAAGTAACTTGAAAATCTTTAAATTGGCTAACGCCATTTAAAAAGTCTTTAACAATATCAAACTCGAATTCTACAAAGTAGTCATACTGAGTGCTAGCTTCATTTGTAACACTTAAAATATCTCCGGTATCTTTATCAAAGTACACTCGATAAGGTGGTACTACAGTACTCAATGCTAACGACTTAGCTATTAGCTCGTAGGGTATAACGTCTTCTTCTGGATTATACATTTAATTTCTTAATGATTTCATCAGTAAGGAATGCATCCTCTACATAATGAAATACTCCTCGTTGTCTAAAATTATTTAGATATAATTCTCTAGAGTCTGTAAAATTTATCAATAGTTGGCTTAGACAAGATTGTGGGATCGGATCCCAACCTTGTAATGCTGGCTTTAGGTGTGTAAAGGTAAACGGACTATTTTTATTTGTAATAATGTCATCGATGCCCATTAACTTAGTAGCAATAGCAACAGATACATCAAAACTATAAAAGTTCTGCATGTTCTTAGGAGCAACTTCACGAAAAACTCTACTCCAATTATTAGTAATAAATTCTAATAATTTAAAAAAGTCTTCCGCAAGTTGAGATTTTTTAAAATAGCACATTCCAGAATATAAGTTTGGTAAATCGTTAGCCACAAACATTTTTCTATATGTGTCGTCAACAACAGTACGAGATTTATAATCCGTAACTGATGAAGTAAAAAACAAATCTCGTTCGCTGGCAAATTTCCAAACATGTTCTATATTATCTAATACTAGCATATCTGCATCTAATACAATAGTTTCATCGTATGGACTTGATCTGTAAAGTTTCCATCTGTTTTCTACTTTCCATGCGCTGTTTGCAGCCGAGTCTCCAAAGTATATTGGAATAACTTTGTCAAATGCTTTAGAAAATCCTGCTGGCAACGTATCATTAGTAATAATGCTAACATTATTAATAGTAGGCTGAGTCGCTTTAATACTTAACGCTAGTGCATATGCTTGACGTACATAGTCAACATCACTATTCTGAGCAAGTACTAAAAATCCTTTACTCATTTACTACTCCGTCAATACAACGAGTAAGACTATATTTGTTCATAACATGTACATCTAGATTGCTGGTCTTAACTGCTGTGTATTCTCCGTTAAAATTTTTCCTTTCAACTAAAAATGTTAATTTAGAATTGTCTATATCTAACAAAATATCTCTATCTAAAATGTAGTTCATCTTTCCGGGCAGGGGAGTTGCAAAATCTTTGCCCATCATGTGTATAGCAATGCTGAACGCAAAGTCATTTCTAAATACTGTAGAGTCTATATTATATAATAATCTATAGTAGTTCCAATTTAATTTAATGTTTTTAATTAGATCAAAGAACGCCCACGTAGCTGCGGTCTTTTTAAAATAAAATGCAGTGGCCCAATAAAATGGAATGGAGTGTTGATTTAAATATCTAAAACTACGGTCATCACGCCAGTTAGCTAGATCAAAACTGTCTTTATATATTAAGAAATCGTTTTGATTATCCCATATATTTTTTAATGTAGGACTGCTAATAATAAAATCACTGTCAATAACTAGCGTCTCATCATAGGGAGACAAAAAACAACAATCAACACGTGATAAGTTTTTCCATGTTAACGTTTTTACAGCCAGCGATCCGTCATAGAATTTTTTAGTCTGATGTGTTTCTGTCCATATTTCTATGATTTGATCAAACACTTGTTCGGCATCTGGCTGACTTTGTTTAAGCCAGCTTGCGCTATCTGTAACTAGACTAACAGGTACTCCTAGATATTCTTTTACTCGTTTGGCGGCAAACAAAGATATCTTTGCATAGTCAATCTCTGCATTATTTTGCGCAAATATTAATACGCCACGTGTCATAGGGCCATTAAATCGCCAACACGGCGTTTGGTTTTAATTTGATTGTACTTTACCAAATAGTCGTTGGTTGCACTAAAGTAGATAGAAATAATCTCGTCTAAAAATAATTTTAAATCGGGGATTTCTACGGGAATGTTATTATCGTCAAGTACTACGGCTACTGTAGTTTCACGAGTAACAAGTGTGCCAATAAAGGTAATTAAGTTTCTATCAATTGTGAAACTTGCACCTTGAAAATAATAGATAAGACTTTGTTGAAATTCTTCAAAAATAACCTTACGTTGATTGCTCAACGTGGTCATATAATTGGCTGTTTGAAATGCTTTTTCTAATCGTTCGTCCACAGTAACCTCCAGAGCTTTTACTATACAGTATAGTAATTAGCTTGTCAAGAAGTTTGGAGTTACGATATTGACTGACTAGCAGTAGGTGCTGTTACTGATACGTTTGCACCGGACGGACGGTATTGACTGATAACACTGTTTAATGTACCGTCAACATTTTCATCAAAGTTTGGATCGCCAACGTCGTTGTCTTGAAACTGGATTGTTAAAATCAACTGAGTTGATCCTGCATCTCGACGAGCATAGATGTAGTATCTATTTTCTGCATAAGAACCTGACGGAGCACTTTTTTGTCCAACTAGCTGATTTGATGTAGTAAGATCAAACCAACCTATTGCAGAACCCGTTGCTGCACCAGTAAATGTTGTCTGGGTATAATCCATCTGGAATTCGCCCATCTGACTAAACATAGTGTCCCATGTTGTATTTTTCTGACTTGATGAGCCGCCAGAACGGTTAGCAGATACACGAATCTTGCCGCCAGCATTGAAAAAATATCGCATGTTATCAGCGGTACTTGAAACTGTAACTGTATGTGTTAATGTACCGTTCCATGCTGAAGAATAAGTTCCAGTAATCAATCCCTCACCAGAATATTGTCCAGCACCAATTGAGAATTTATCTGAGGTGATTGTATTTGAAAATAGATTAAATTGATTACGTAATGCTTCTGTAATTGAAGCTCCGCTTGATGGTACTAATAAGTTTGCTCCATCTGTTGCACTACCTGTACCTACAGATGCACCAGTTTGGTGTTGGCGACACTTTACCATATCATCTCTTAAATAAAGCCATTGTTGGGCGTATATTACAGCACCGGCAGTAACTGCTGGCGAAGTAATAGTTTGTCCGTATCCTGTCTGACCTGATCCTGTACCTAAAACTAAATCAACTTTAGCTTTAATAGTATCGTAATCAGCTTTTTCAATTATTTGACCTTGCCCTGCTGACATGTTTTATCCTTATAATACTAGTGCTTCGACTAGTTTAATACCAGTGTCGTCACTGCTTTCTAATGCAATTGCAAACACATCTGCAGTATTTCCCATGGCTGCTTGAGCAGTGCCGTTTGGGCCAGCAACTAAACGTTGACCTTTAATAACTGATCCTGTTACTTTAACTGGGACTCGGCCTTTTAATGCAACTGCTGTGCCGCCTTCTAATTCGCTATTCATTAAATGTGCAGGATTAGCAGATACTGCACCAATTGCACGGAATCCAACTTGTGCTGCGGTAACTTCTGTTTCGCCGCCTATCATTACAACTGTACCAACTTCATATTCAGCATCAGCTAAGTATTTTTCTGCCAAGTCAGCATAACGAGCTGCGGTAGCTGTACCATTAAACACATTAGCTGTTAAGTTTCCAGAATTGTCTCGAGCAGCAATTGTGTTAACTCCTGCTGTAGTTTGGGCTGTATAATAACTTCCTCCGGCAACTTGAAGAGAATCTGCTTGAGTTGCTGGGCCGTTAAAAGATGTTGCATACACTGTTGCATATTTAAAACTAGCAGAACCAATATTAGATACACTATCTGCACCTGGCAAAATATTATTAGCAGACAACGTTAGCGGAGTCTTAACCGATCCTGATGTTGTCTGGAAAGACATCAATGAAGTTGCTGATTTAAATACTGGATTACTCGAAGTAATATTAACTGTTAGAGTATTAACGCCGGCACCACTTGTGCCACCAACGGTAAATCCGTCACCATTAAATAATACAGGATCAGCTGCTGGTGTAAAATCGTAATTTAAAATAGCAAGAAAATCGTTAGCAGTAACACCGCCAAGTGCCAATGCATTAGTAGCAGTTCCATGGAAAACTTCAGTTGCTGAAGTGGTTACACCTTCTGCATTGTTAGTATCTTTTAATGTAATACCAGCTTTAATAATTCCAAAACCTGCAATACTATTTCCAGGAATAGCATCATCAATTACAAACGAAGTTTTAGAAATAATGTATAATGTAGAGTCGTCAACAATAGCTTGGATAATTGGAACATATGCACCACCTGTGCCCACTGTAGCTTTAACACTACGAGATTTCATTTGAGTAGTCCCGCTACCTGAAACTCCTTGAGGACCAACTAGAATAAATTCTGTTCCGCTCCATGAAAACAGCTGATCGTTGGCAGTATTCCACCAAAAGTCACCTACTGTAGGGCTTGTTGGAGGAGTATCTCCAGTCTCAGCACCACCTGTGGTTTTCCACCCAGTGGCACCTGTAGCTGTATAATACTGCAATTTCTTAGTTAAATTATTATAGTAAAGTTGTCCAGTAA